TTGATTGGAGAACTCTGGGCCAGTTATCTGCGGAAGAAATGCGTTACTCCTGATGCAGATTGCTGCATCCTGCCGACGGACGTGGCCGCCATGATGGGCCTGTTCAAAATTGCACGGATCGCCACCGGCCATGGAAAGGCGGACAACTGGGTGGATCTTGCAGGGTACGCTGCATGTGGCGGAGAATTGGAAGGCGGCGGAGACAAATGAGAGATCAAGAACTCGTAAATGAGCTCCGCCGGCTGAAGGTCGAAACCGGGAGTCTCGCCTGTCTGGGCTGTGGCTATGAGCATAGCTGTGGGATCCACGGGTGCGCGATTATAATCGCTGCTGCTGACCGGCTGTCGGAGCTTCCAGAGGAGGAGCTGTGATGGCAAAGGTGGACAAGCCGGAGATTGGAGCAGAAATGTACGCCGTTTTTGAGCATCTGTACAGCAACAACTCGGCCCCGGCGAGAAGCCTGAAGGAGTATTGCGTCTGCAAGGGTACTGTGCGCGGCTTTTACACCGGGAGCTATACAGATGTTTGCATGCTGTTCAGGGGGCCGGAAGGATGCCCGCTGTTAAGTTACTACAAACTGGAGGACATCGGCAAAAAGCTATTTTACAAGGCAGCGGATGCCGCCGAGTTGGCCAAAAGCATGACCGAGAAATACGAACGGATATGGGGCTGGATTGGGGCTCCAGAGTTCCCCATGGCCAGACCGTGGGAGGATTTATTGGAGAGGAAAGATGACAGCACGCCGGATATGGAAATCGAAGGCCGCGGCTGAAGGAGGAAGTCATGAATATCACTATTGCTTCAAAACTCATGGAGTTGTACGCAGCCTG